TGGAATATTTCATCTCTCTTTTCCTTCTTTAACCTCTTCTGTCTTCTCTCATACATTGCTTCGGTCTTAGCCTCTTTAGACCCCAAACCTACTTTCGCAAGTTGCTTATTAATTCCGCCAATTCCTCCTTTAACGACAGCTCCCGCCGCCATCATCTTAGCGAAACCTTCCATTGTTGATTGTGCAGGCATTTTAATTCATCCAAACAGGTGTATTAACCTCATCTTCAGGAGGTTTGATAGAAAAACTCGTAGAACAACCACACGTTGAGACGGCTCTAGGGTTTTCAAAACGGGGACCAGGAGCAGATAGGTCTTGTGACCAATCTATCTCTAGTCCATCTACTACTATATGACTCTTACGGTCTATTACTATGGGTAGACCTTTTGACTCAAACGTTAAATCTTTCTTAGCTGGTTCTCCAAATGTTAAAGTATACTCATAACCAGCACATCCACCACCTTTAACGGCTACTCGGAGAGGTACATCTTCTGACAATTCTTCATCCTCTCGAATTCTCTTAAAATTTCTTGCGGCTATATCTGTTAAACTAATCATTATGCAGTTTCTTTCTGTTGTTCCAGTTCACGTGCCGCCTTCATTTGATTCAATTTAGTTTTTGTCTGATTTAATAAAACAAAACTATTTGACATTGGATCTACTGAGGCTTTTGTTGCTACTTCCTCATAAAGTTGTCTCTGCTTGAGAGTAAGTCTTTGTCCTTTATTCATTCTCATCAGAGTATTTTTCACCTTATAAATATCTTCCATCGGAATTAATTCCGTCTGTTTCAATAACATTATAAATCTATTTACATTTATGGTAGTCTTTTTTTTATCTTCCACCATTATCTCCTTTTAATATTATCGTGTCTTTCTCTTTCTTCTTCTAACCACTGTCCTAACAAACGTACATATATGTCTCTCTCATAGGGGAGCATATTCTCTAAATCGTGGAGACTGTAATTGTGATGTTGCATAAGTTGGAAGTTGGTCCTGTAATGATTGGCCAACGTATCGTAACTTATGCAAAGCCGAAAAAATCTTCCAGCCCCTCCAGATGGACTGGTTCTTTATGACCACATTTTGAACAGTTATAGTCAACCTCGTGTCTTAATTTTGGTTGATTACTAAAAAATTCTTTGACTTTATCAAAGGAATCTTCTGTCAAATTCTCTACAAATGTAACCAGTTCAGCCTTTGCTGTTTCTTTACCTTTATAAACATTCTCAGCATCAAATACAAAGTCTATTGAATCGACAATAATTTTAAACATCTTTTCGATGCTATCAGTCTCACCATCGTGAACTTTCATTTCTTCAGTAGACATATACTTTAATTGGAATCCTATGTCATCCGTTACCATAATCTTTGAGTAATCTTGTTCAGGAAAATCAATTTTGATTTCATCAATCCTAATTGAATATTTGTCTACTTGTCCGCAAATCTTTCCGTCTTTTCCTTCTTGATTGCAAGTAAATGAAGGCTCAATCGATTCACCACGGCTCTTTGCTCTAATATTTAAGAACAAATAATCAATATCAAATGCTGGTAATTTAGCTCCATCTATCTTTCCATCAGTACAGTTTGATATGATTCTTAAAATCACATCTCTTACTGCATTCTGAAACTCATCTCCCTTTAATTCTTTTGCTCCTTCCATCGCTGTTAAAAGAATCTTTTCTTCTTTCACTAGAAATGGTCTATAGGACACACTCTGTTTTGGATCCGATGGCAGATTTAAATTGTACATCGGTGTTTCTATTTTTGGTAATGTCATAATATTATCTCCTATTAACAATTATGTTATCAATGCGGGGAATAAACGGCTATTCCCCTTATTCGTTGCTTGTTTCGACTTCAAAATCCCTTGGATTGACTTTAATTTCTTCTCCAGTTTTAATATCGTCAGGATCAGCCCACCATCCTGTACCTGGATCAATATGATTCCAATCTTTATAAGCCCAAGTCACATTAAAAGTTGCAACTTCTCCTTCAGATCCCCAAATATATTCTATTGGTCCAACATTTGTTGGATATGCTTCTATTAAAACGATATTCGCAATAGCACCGCCTTGTCTATCAAGTGGAATGATGTTAACTTGTCCAACATAATCGAGATAATAACTTAAGGTGTATACTTGTCTATGTTTCTTCGGAGCCCCTAAGGATGTTCCAGTAGCGTGTTTAACTTGTCCCATAATAGCAGATATCCAACCATCAAAAAATCTATGTTCCCAATAATCCTCTCCACACATAAATGTCATAGACGTTGTGTCCAGAATTAAATCATTTGCTATTTTATAGATAGGTCCAAATCGCTTGTAATCTATTGTACCTATCGTTTTACCAGGTATTGATACTTGTTTTGCTTTATATGAAAGTGGTGCACTGCCGCCTTTTTCAAAATCTGCTCCGGTGTAAAATTTTCCTAAGTATGTGCTTCCACCCGTAGCGCCCATTCCTTTGTGTCCTTGGGGCATATAGATTTCTATAGAAAATAAATTATTTCTAGCGAGGTCGCTTCCTATACCTAATACATTGTTAAATTCATCAACGTTCATTTTTTACTCCAAACTGCTCTCGAACTAGCTCCGACAAATCTCTGATATGGTAGAAATATTGCATTCTCCCATTCATTAGGAGGTGCTTCTAGTAGACTTGTTTTTACGTGACCATATAAGTATTTATGTATCATTTTGTCGGCGTGTCTAAGTTTTCTTATTACATCCCAAGACATATCGAATCTTGCTTTGTCTGACATATTTTCGACTTCGCCGGATTCAGTAGCAAATTTCATTAGCTTTGTTATAAATTTCATTCTCTCTACAGGAAATAGATAATGAAAATTGAGTCCCATAAAGCCAGCCGGATACACATCAAGCACAATAATAAGGGGAAATTTATCCCAGTAAGGGAGAACTTTTTTAAGTTTAGCGTCATATCCAAACGTGTACATTTTCCCTGGCTTCAGGATTGCTTTCTTCTTGAATCCTTTTGCTGATTCACCTACTTTAGCCTTGAACCACGCTACCGATTGTTTAGCTTTTTTCGCTTTTGAAGTCTTCTTTTTACCTTCTACGATATGAACTAATTTCTTTGCGATTTTTACAGCCATATTACTTTACCAAATGGTCCTCTGTTAGTATTTTAAATTGCCACTTCCGGTCATCACAAAATTCTTTAGCCATATTGAACTTTGCTTCATTCACTTTCCACGTCTTCAATGCTTTTAAATAACGATATTTAGACTTAGCGGTCTTCCCCATCTTAGGTGGTCCCGTCTGACCCTTCGGCTTAACTTCTATTATCATATGATTAATCTTCCCACCTTCTCCTTTTACTTCAATCCAGAAATCAGGAAAGTATCTATGAACTTTTCCGTCGACTGGACTGACATATGGGATGACAAGTTCTTCACTATTCCATTTCACTACATTGGGATTAGAGTCAGCATATACCATAAAGCGTCTTTCCCAAGATGAACGATATACTACATTATCAACAGCCCCTACATATTTTGAACGATTTTTTACTTTATATTTTCCCTTATAAGCCATATCAACTATTTATATAAATAGTTTAAAGACTTATTTATCACGCAGAGAAGGACATATGCCAGTAAAAAAAGGACGATCCGCTCCGGACATAGGCTCCCACGGATCAGGATCTGTAGCAATATCAGATGTCTCCAGTAGTCTCACCGACAAGAAACACCACGATATTGCATCGACATTTAAACCTGATCCATCAGATACAAAGAAAAATAGCAATGGAGCCGCTAAAATATTTAAATTCCCTTTAGATGATGTATCAGCAGGAAATTTTTGGACTAGATTAGTAATCAATTCTTGGGTCCCAACTGTTCGGACCACGTTACCAGGTCAACCTTCGGCCGGTTTGGATAGAGACGGTATTGCTAATATTTGGTTACCTATGCCGTTAGGTCTTACTACTACCTATAATCAGACTTATTCTGATACAGATAATATGATGGTTAATAGAAGTTCTGGAGCTAATGTTGGTGTAAAAGGAGTTCAAGGAGATGTTGGAAATTTAATACAACGAGCCGCTGGAGCTGGACTCGGTGCGGCGAATGAAATTGGTGGAACGCTTTCAGATATAGCCAACGTAAATAGTTCTGGTAAAATGGGAATGGGTTCAGTACATAATAATCAGTTGGGATTAGTGTATGACGGTGCTCAATTAAGGTCGCACTCTTTAGCTTGGAGAATGATACCGAGAGATAGAAAAGAACAAAAAGCGATTGAAACAATTTGTTTAGCTTTTAAAAAATTCGCGGCTCCAGTAGTTAAGGGAGTTGGAGGAGGAGATGTAAATCTTTCTACTTCTAACGCGGCTCATAAAGATTCAGCGGCCAAGCTGGAAGAACAGTCCTCGCTAGTAGAAAGAAGGAAGGAAGTAAACGCCGCTCACGACCTCCTTGAAGGAGTTGGTGATAATTTGAGAAATATAGGTCGTCTAGGTATACCTGTAACAGTCAATGTAGAATTCTGGTTTGGTGCAGAACGCAATGAACATTTATTTCAAATAAAAGATTCCTTTATCACCGCAGTAACAGTTAACTACACTCCAACCGGAACGTGGAATGCTTATGAAGATGGTGCTCCAATTGAAACTCAATTAACAATAGAGCTTAAAGAAAATGCAATCATTACCGCTGATGATATGCAAGAAATAGGAGGTTACTAATGGCGAAATATACGAAAATACTTCCTCAAGTAACTTATAATGGAGTAAGTATATCTGATATTACACACAGATTAAATATGCTCAAAACGGTCGAAAAATATGCGACAATGTATTATTCAGTCACAATAGACGAAGGTGCTACACCCGAAAAAGTAGCAGAACAATACTATGGAAATTCAGACTACTGGTGGATTGTATGTGCTATAAATCACGTAATTGATCCTTTTTATGACTGGGTGATGAGAGAACCAGAAGTCTATGCTTATTGTGCAAAATTATATGACGATCCAGATGAAATTCACCATTGGGAAGATGCTGAGTTTATTCAATATCCGACAAACAATGTAGAAGAGGACAGAGTACCCGTCACTAATATAGAATGGAAACTCTATTTAAATGATCAAAAAAGACAAATTATGTTACTCAAGTCCACTCACGTTCCAAAAATAGTAGACGAATTTTCTAAATGGATGAGAAATACTAAACAACAAGTTCAGGAATTCTAAGAGATCAGACTATGCCAGGTCCTTTCCCTACACACGAAACATTAGATACTAAAACTACCTCTGATTGGAGCTGTGGATTAACAAACTACAGAGGTGATCACCCAGCTATCGAAATGAGTAGTATGATCGACCAACTGAGTATCTGGGAGTCGATATTCACTAATACTATGTCTGGAAACATAATAGTAAAGGATGGAGCTGGGTTAGTCGAGTCTAATGGTATTGTCGGCTCTGGTCTGGAAGAAGTTCATATTGAGATAATGACACCGAATATGTCAGATGAAAAAACTTCCAATCTCGAAAAGGTGTTCAAAATTGATTCTATAAGCGGAGGAACAAAGACTGCAAAAACTACCACCTATAATATAGGAATATCATCTCCTTACGCCCTTATTAATAATATGAGCAAAATAAGTCGTTCATTTATGAAGATGACGGCTTCTGAAATAGTAGAATATGTAGGTACGAATATTATGGAATTTGGTGGATTCTTATGGACTGATTTCACGGTATCTCCTTCCCTTCACGAAAAACAGATTGTTGTTCCAAATTGGAATCCTTTTCAGTTAATAAATTTTCTTGCGAGAAACTCCGTATCTGAAAAGGGAGAATCCAATTATATGTTCTTTGAGAATAACGATGGATTTAAATTCGTCACGATAGACGAATTAAAAGGAGGGGACATAATGAGAGCATATACGCTCAAAAATATGCCCATAAAAATTGTCGAGAGTCCAGAAGGTTTTACACTCGACTCTTCGTTTATGGAGAATTATTCAGAACAGTCCCGATTCCATATTACAGCCGGACAGGTAAATGGTATGTATGGTTCTTCGATATTGACACATAATATCATTGAAAAGTCGCTAGAGACTTATGAAGTAGAATACGACGGAGACAAAGACAAAGTTATGTCTGAGGGTATCGGACTAAACGGACCGAAGGATTTTCCATTTGAAGAGTTCAATACCCACCAAAACAGTGGTTTTATGAGTTCTAATGGTCTTTATGGTTTCCACGAAAAGGGAGAAAAGTCTCACTATCCTCATTATGATATGAAGCAAACTGAATTGCAGGCGAATACCATTAAATTTGATGTCCCTGGTGATTCAAATTGCTGGGCTGGAGATGTCGTTATGCTCCGGTTACCGACTCATATTCCCCTTCACGATGTACCTGAGGATCAGTATATGACAGGGAAATGGTTAGTAACTGCAATTCATCATAAGATTAATGCATCTGGATATGTTATGACATTAGAGTGTATGAAAGATGGATTCTTTGGAGATCCAGACAAAGTAATAGCAGAACGTTCTTAGACTACAAAAATGTGATGAAAAAATTTTCACAGTATCTAGAAGAAGCAAATTCCAAGTATATTGTTTCCAAAAACCCAAGCGACAAGAAGTGGTATGTAATGGGTCACGTTGGGAACAATAAATGGATGCCAGTTTCTAATGGATTTAAAGACAAAACCCAGGCACAGAAGTGGTCAAAGAGTCAAGATAAGGTAGACTCCGCCGCACGTAAAGAAATATAGGAGAAAATAGATTATGCAATTTATGGGATTTGATGGTTTCATTTGGTTTATGGGTGTCGTAGAAGACAGACGTGATCCGATGAGACTAGGAAGATGCAAAGTACGTATAGCTGGTTTGCATACAGAGAAACAAGAACAGGGAATTGACGAAGGGATTCCGACCGGTGATCTACCCTGGGCTCATCCTATGCAACCAATCACGAGCGCCGCGATGAATGGAATTGGAACTACTCCGCTAGGCCCAGTAGAAGGAACTTGGGTAGTAGGATTCTTCAGGGATGGAAAGAATTGTCAAGAACCGATTATGATGGGAACCTTGGGGGGATATTCCACAAAACCGCCAGCCAAAACTGGGTTTAACGATCCAAATGCGGTCTATCCTAAAGCGACCCATTTGAACGAACCCGATACTCATCGAAGAGCGTACAAGGATTTCGAAGGACCACCATCAGTAGGGGGAGGAGATTCTAAACCAGAAGAAGGATTACCAATGGAGAACTACAAAGCCGTTTATCCATTTAATCACGTAAGAGCATCCGAGAGCGGTCACGTAGAAGAATGGGACGATACACCAGGAGCAGAACGTCTTATGAGGTATCATATGTCAGGTACAAACGAAGAGATTGGTCCAGATGGGACACGCACCCTAACCGTTATGATGGACGATTATACAATTATCTTTGGTGATCAGGGAATTGAAGTCACTGGAAAGGTTGAGCTTAAAATAGATGGTGAGTATACCTTGAAGGTTACGAAAGATATCACTATAGAAACCGATGGAGATTTGAATCTAAAAAGTGGTAAAAAATGTAATATTGATTCGGATGATGATTGCACAATCACCTCCGTCAAGGGTATTACCACCGATGCGGGTATGATAAACTGGGTCAAAGGGGCCGGATTAAAGCTGAATTAACCGAAAAACCGCTAAAAACCGCGTTTTTCACGAAAAAAAAAAAAAGAAATAACCACTGAGGAACTAAAAAATGGCATTATCACCAAGTAGCGTAATATCTGGAGCCCAAGGGACGGGAACGTTTGCTAACCCTACAGCCGCTATGGGTGGTGTAGGTGGGATGATGAAATCTCCCGCATCTCCTAAAGCCGACAAAATGACAGAAACAGGAAAATCCCTTGACATAACTGGAGAGAATGGTATAAGCGAAGACGTGGTACGGACCACATATCCAGGGGCTGATGGAGACAAAATATGGGAAACTCTCACCGAAGTCCAAGATGTTTCCGATGGATTTACTTCTTGTGGGACCTTTATGAAAGATGCTCTGATCGCCGCCACACAAGACTTTATCCGTAACTCCGGTATTCAACAAGCTGGACGGGAGCTGAATAATTTATTAGGGGAAGCTGATGATGCTGTAGCTTGTGCCGCAGGATTCGCTACTCTCCTAGAGTCTGAAGGAGTTATTGAAGAAGAGACAGGAGTAGGTGATTCGGACCAATTACATAAACGTTCTAAACAACTGATTACGGATGTCACAAATGCTCAAAGTGTAGGTAGTATCCTGAATGACTGTGATGCAATTCAAGGGTTAACAGCCGAGTTCGATGGAATGTGTGCGGCGATTATGGGAAAGGTCAATGATCTTATTGGAAAAGACCTTGCTGCCCTAGCATCCGTCTTGAATAAACTAGCTCAATGGGCGGCATTTGCTAAGTTAGCCACTTCCGACCCCTGTGCATTAGTCAATTCTAGTCGAATGTTGGAACACGTTACTACTCCAGTGTTGCAAGATATACAGAAGTTATACGCTTCAGCTACAGGAGGAGCAGAGGTTCCTGAAGAACCAGAAGTTTCTCTTAAATCTGAATTACATCCACGTGACAAATCAGTTAATAATGTTCCTAAAATGAGACAACAACCTCAAGCTGGACAAGCAACAGCGGAACAAATTTCTGAAAGTCTACCAGCTGGAACAGGAGTAGTCGAAGCAAACAATTCGGCTTCCCCTACTGGAGGATACGATACAACAAATGATGAATGGGTCGTGGATCCAGCTACTGGAGATGGGGACTGGGTGTCACCAGGTGATGATAACTTCCCTACAGAAGATCATCACGGAAACCCTATTGAAAAGAAGAGTGATTTTTCAAAAGATTTAGAGAAGGGTGAGACCCCATTTTCCGATAAGAATGAGAAGTTCGCCGCTAACGTAAAAGCCGTAGAACATAAAGCCGTAGCAGAAGATAAAAATAAAGTCGCAAAAGTTCATAAAGTAGGATGGTGTACAGGTGGTTATAACCCGGATTATCCTTGGGATGAAAAGGGTTGTGCCGCTACTGGAGGCGACTGGCACGAGAAGGAGATGACGGACAATGAAGTCAAGAAAGCAGGATCAGTAGAAGCGGCACTGGGTCCTGTAGCGAAGACTATAGCTGATACTAAACCACAATACGAGGAAAAACCTGTTGAGAGTCAGACCTCCGCAAAGAAAAAGCCGAGAATAACTAACAAAAGAGCATACTACCTTGAGCACCGCCCTGGACGATTGAAAGCTAGACGTTCAATGGGACTAGGTCAGAGTAAATATGCAGACCAGGCGGCATTATTTGAAGCGACTGTATCTAAAGATCGTGCTCCAATTGAAGGTGTTGGTTCATATTACGGAACTTGGGGTTATCCAACTAAGGGAAGGCTTCAAAGTGCCGCTGATGCAGACCCTATATTAGGTAAAAAGGGGTTTATGCCGTCTGCATCTAGTGCAGACCCGTATGATCCAAAACCTTTTGATGTAGCGACTGTCGCACCATCTACTGGGTTAGGTATATTACCAGGTACTTATCGACTTAACCCTGGAGCAGCCTTGCTACCCTTAGATACCTCGACACAAAAATCTAACATAGGT